GATGGTCTACCAATGGATATAACAGTGGTATTCTTTCACCTAATGAAATGATAAGAATAATTAAATACGTCAAATCGAAAATAGATAAACTTAATTTTGGATTTGATTTCTCATTAACAGATGGGTGGTTAAATATTAATAGAAGAGGAGATCACATTTTACCTCACGATCATTCTATGTTAGGATTATCAGTAGTATTCTTTTTAACAGCAGATAATAGTAAGTTTACTTTAATCAATCCTAATCATATGCCATATACAATAGGTAAATATTGCTTCTTTGATTATACACCTAATTGTAATGCAGGAGATGTATTAATCTTTCCTAGTAACTATACTCATTATGTTAAACCAAATGATACTGATGATGATAGGATTACTTCAGCATTTAATATTGTAACTTAATGTACCAAGCACTCCCTTCAGTATTACATATTAAAGATAGTCCCATAGCAGGTCAAGGTATATTTGCTAAAGTTGACATATCTGCTGGTACGTCTCTTGGTATGAGTCATATTATATTGGATGAAATTATACACAGAACTCCTCTCGGTGGTTTTATTAATCACAGTGATGATCCAAATTGCGTTAAATTAATGAATGGTAATAAATATTATATGATGACCTGTAAAGATATTAAAGCAGGTGAAGAGTTATTCTTAAAGTATACCTTTTATACAGTATGAAATTTGCAGAGACTACTTATCACATATATGCAAAAGATAAGGTATTGTATTGCAATTTAGAGAAAGAAGATTTTGAAGAGAAGTGGGAACTACTTAATGTAATGGTAGGATTATTAAAAACGGATTATAGTAAAGAAGATTTATCATATATTAAACTAGCACCGAAGGTAGGTATGGGAGGTCCAGGTAAGGTTATCTACACCAAAGAATGGGAAGAAGATTCTTATTGACATATACATAGGTAACTGTTATAATTGAATTGAAGGAATTAAAATCTTATGGCAAAAAAAGGATTTACTGTTAAAGCATCCACTCCCAAAGTAAAAGCACCAACGTGGGATTATGATGCAATCAAAGAAAGAATGAAAGGTAAGACTATTGTATTTTGTTTACCTGGTCGTGGTTGTTCATACATCTTCCTTAAGAATTTTGTGCAATTGTGTTTTGACATGGTGCAGAATGGTATGTCTATTCAAATTAGTCAAGACTATTCCTCTATGGTTAACTTTGCAAGATGTAAGGTATTAGGTGCTAATGTATTACGTGGTCCTAATCAGATACCTTGGGATGGCAAGTTACCTTATGATTACCAACTATGGATCGACTCGGATATTGTCTTTAACACAGAAAAGTTCTGGCAACTAGCAGATCTTGCAGTTCCTGCTGAAGGTGATGAAAAAGCAATTACCGCAGGTTGGTATATGACAGAGGATGGCAAGACTACCTCAGTAGCACACTGGTTAGAGGAAGATGATTTCCGCAAGAACGGTGGAGTTATGAATCACGAAACAGGTGAGACTATGGAAAGAAGGAAGAAACCTTTTACCGTAGACTACACAGGTTTTGGTTGGGTGCTTATTAAGAAGGGTGTTTTCGAGAATCTTGAATATCCTTGGTTTGCTCCTAAGATGCAGGTCTTTGAATCAGGTAGTGTTCAAGATATGTGTGGAGAGGATGTATCTTTCTGTTTAGATGCTATTGAAAAAGACTATCAGATCTGGTGTGACCCTCGTATACGTGTAGGTCATGAGAAAACACGAGTAATTTAATTATGGCAATCAAAAAATCATTAGGTGGGACTGAATTTATCGAATCTCTCCCAAAGAAAAGTCGTCAAGGGTATGGAAAACATACTAAGTACTCAGCAACGAGTCGAAATAAGGCAAAAAAGAGATACCGAGGACAAGGAAAATAGAATATTTACAAAAGCATCTACTAAGGTGCTTTTTTTATTGCTAAATAGTCAAAATTATATTAATAAATAAGTAAGTTAAGGTACTTTTATGCCTGTAGAAAGGATTAGTAAAGGGTTTAAGGACTTAAGTTTATCATTTAAGATCAATCCAATCAACTTAGACCTTATTGCTATTAAAAATGAAAATGCTATTGCACGTTCTATCAGGAATCTAGTACTTACTTATCCTGGAGAAAGGTTTTTTAACCCCTATCTAGGTTCTAAGGTATCAAAATCCCTTTTTGAAAACCTAGATCAAGGTACTGCATCAATTATTAGGGAAGAAATTCAACTTACTATCGAAAATTATGAACCAAGAGTCGAAATTATCAATATTAAAGTAACTCCTGACTATGATAATAACACTTATGACGTAGTTGTTAAGTATAATATCATAGGAGTTGAACTTGATCCTCAACAATTATCATTTGCCTTACAACCGACACGATAATGCCACTAGTAAACTTTACAAATTTAGATTTTGATCAGATAAAGGTCTCAATTAAGGACTATCTGAGGGCAAATTCTAATTTTACAGACTATGATTTTGAAGGATCCAATCTTTCAACAGTAATTGACGTACTTGCCTATAATACTTACCTATCCTCATACAATGCTAACATGGTTAGTAATGAGGTTTTCATCGATAGTGCAACTTTAAGGGAAAATGTAGTTGCATTAGCAAGAAATATTGGATATTTACCTACTTCAAGAAAGTGTTCTACCGCAAAAATCTCTTTTTTGGTGAATACTACTAATTTTTCAACAAATCCAGTCTCTTTAACAATAAAAAAAGGACTATTTGCTAATTCTTCTTCAACTTTTGGCAGTGAAAGTTACTCTTTTACGATTCCAGACGATATTACGGTTCCTGTAGTCAATGGAATTGCTGTTTTTAACAATATTGACATATATGAAGGTTCATTTTTAACAAATAATTTCACTTTTAATGAAAATGACGAAAAACAGAGATTTATTCTTCCAAATTCCGATATTGATACCTCAACAATTAGTGTTTTAGTCCGAGATACGCAATCTAGCACATCTGCAGTAAAATATAATGTTAATGATAGTCTAATAGACGTTACTTCTACTTCTAAAGTCTTCTTTATTCAAGAAATTGAAGATCAAAGGTATGAATTAATTTTTGGTGATGGTGTATTTGGTCAAAAACTCAAAGATTTGAATTTTATTGAAATTTCGTATACAAAAACACATGGTCCTGATGGTAATGGAGTTTCATCATTTACCTATGCAGGTAGAATTGTAGATAATAACAATAACTTAGTAAGTTCTGGTATTTCATTACTTACAGCAAATGTTAGTTCTCAAGGTGGTAAAGATATTGAATCGGTTGACTCAATTAAAAATTATGCACCTAGAATCTATGCTTCTCAAAATAGAGCAGTAACTGCTGCTGATTATGAAGCACTTATACCTAAAATTTACCCAGAAACTCAATCTGTTTCCGTTTTTGGTGGTGAAGAACTAAATCCACCTCAATATGGTAAGGTTTTTATTACTATAAAACCATTTTATGGTCCTTATGTACCAACATCTATCAAACAGAACCTAAAAAACATACTTAGAAAGTATTCTGTTGCTGGAATTGTACCACATATTCAAGATCTTAAGTATCTTTACGTTGAATTACATACTACAGCATATTATAACCCTAATTTAGCTAATAGTGCAAATGCGGTAAAGACGATTATATCCGAAAATGTCAATACTTATGCTAATTCCTCACAATTGAATAAATATGGAGCTAAATTCAAATATAGTAAATTCCAGAATATAATAGATTCTAGTCATGATGCAGTAACCTCTAATATCACTACGGTTCATATTAGAAGAGATTTGAGGGCAAGATTAAATCAAACTGCCGAATATGAATTATGTTTTGGAAACCCATTTTATGTTAAGAATCAATATGGTTATAATATTAAATCATCTGGTTTTAGAGTAAGTGGAATAGCAGATACTCTTTATTTTGCGGATCTTCCAGGTAATATAATGTATGGAACATCCTCTAGATATGGAAGATTGGTTCTATTTAAGTTAGATGAGAATAATCAGGCATCTATAGTTAGAGATTATGCTGGTAGTGTTGATTATATAAAAGGTGAAATTATGGTTAATCCCATAAACATAATTGGGACTGATGTATCAATCCAAGGAGAACCTATTGTTGAAGTTTCTACCTGCCCAATATCAAATGATGTGATTGGTTTGCAAGATTTATACCTACAATTAGACATAAGTAATAGTAGGTTAAATATGTTGGAAGATAATATTGCATCTGGAGCTAACCCTTCAGGAACGTTATATACAACAACTTCTAGTTATTCTAGTGGATCTATTGTTAGAAGAAATGACCCCTCCTTAAACTTGAATAGATATATCTTAGGGAGTCCAAATATTACTCAATCAGGAACAGTTTCCTCTACATCATCCAGTTACTAAGTTTTAAAAATATAAAATGTCAGTAGAATCCAGAGTAAAAATTAGCTCTTTAGTAGATCATCAACTTCCTAGTTTTGTTAGGAACGATCATCCTCTAGTTGGTGAATTTTTATCACAATATTACCTTTCTTTAGAAGGTCAAGGATCGACTTTAGATATTGTTAAAAATATTGATCAATATGTTAAGGTTGATAATTTAACAAACCTTACTGATTCTACTAATCTTTCAGATGATGTAAAAATTTCTGATGGTACGATTAATGTTGATACTACACTCGGATTTCCTAAGAGTTACGGTTTAATTCAGATTGATTCTGAAATTATTACATATACGGGAATAACTACAAATTCTTTTACTGGATGTGTAAGAGGATTTAGTGGAATTACATCATTTAGGTCTAATAATAATCCTGATGAACTTGTTTTCTCTACTAGTGGAATTTCAACTCATTCTTCAGGAAAAGTAGTTAATAATTTAAGTGTTTTATTCTTAAAAGAATTTTTTAATAAACTTAAAAAGCAAGTAACTCCTGGATTTGATGATAGACAATTAAGTTCAAAAATTAATAAAGGTCTTTTCATAAAACAAGCAAAAGATTTCTATTCATCTAAAGGAACCGATGATTCTTTTGAAATATTGTTTAGAGCTCTTTTTGGTAAAGATGTTGAAGTAATTAAACCAAGAGATTATCTATTTACCCCATCTGATGCACAATATAAGGTATCTAAGCAATTAGTTGTTAAATCCCTTGAAGGGAATCCTGAAGATCTTATTAATCAGACTATATTTCAAGATGTTAATTCTACTACTAACGGTGCAAGGGGATCTGTAAATAATGTTGAAAAAATTATTAGAGGGGGTGAAACTTATTATAGATTGAGTTTAGATTATGATTTTGACACTAATAATATTACTGGATTTGGAAAATTCTCTATTCATCCTTCTACAAAACTTATAACAGCAGTTTCTGTTGGATCTACTGTTCTTGATGTAGATTCTACTGTTGGATTTGCTCATTCTGGAAGTTTGTCTATAGATAATACTAATGGGACAACTTTTAATGTCGATTATACTTCAAAATCATTAAATCAATTTTTTGGATGTTCTGGACTTAGCCAAAACATCGAATCTAAGCAAACTATAAGAATTAATGATCATGCTTACGGTTATGTTGGTTTAGGAACAACTAAAATTAAATTTCAAGTAACTGGTGTCCTAAAAGATCTTAATTACTCAGCACCAGTTGTTTATAGTGATGTTGGTGATACTATTCGAGTAAAAACTCTTGGAAGTAATGTAATAGGTCAATTTGGTAATAATTGGATTTTCAATATTTCACCTACTTATGATATAGAAGAAGTAGAGACTATAAATGATGCAAGTTTTGTTTATTCTATTACAACTAGAGATAATAATGTTTTTAATAGAGGTGATAATGGATCAGTTATATTAAATGATAGCACTGAAATAAAAGGTGTCATTATATCAGTATTAAATGCAAAAACATTTTATATTCAATTAGAATCTGTAGTTGATGTTGCAAAAGTTACTAAAGTAAGAAAAACTTTATCTAAAGTTGATGCTGAAGAATATCCAGAATTAAAAAATCAAAATGCAAATGTTCAAAACGTATATGTAGACCAACAATCATATTATGTCGCATCTCCATCTCTTCCAAACTATCTTGACGAACCTATAACAACAACTGATAGGTCTGTTACATTCTCAGGAACCTTTACTGATACTCCTAATATTGAAATTCCAAATCATGGATTATTTACAGGTGATTCTGTAACATATGTTGCTGGTTCAGATACTAATAAACTTAATATTGATGAAAAAATATATTATGTCAAAAAGGTTGATCAGAATAATATCAAACTTTCTAAAAGTAGATCTGATATTGCAGGTAATTTATTTGTTTCTTTAAGTGGTACAGTCGAAGATAATAAATTAGAATTATCTATATTTGCAAGTAAAAGATTAGGTTCTCAAAATTTAATTAGACAAATAAAACCACCCACCAAAGCTTTCACGAAATTCTCAACTCCTATAGGTGGTAAAACTGGTATTTTAGTTAATGGTGTAGAAATTAGTAATTATAAGTCTGAGGATTATATTTTTAGTGGACCAGTTCAAAGTATTGATGTTATTAGTCAAGGTCAAGATTATGATGTAATAAATCCACCACTTTTAGATATACAGGATCAAGTTGGTTCTGGAGTTTCTGTATTTACTAAAGTTAGTGGAAACTTTAAAAGAATAGAAATCGTAAGCACTGGATTTGGTTATGTAGATGTTCCTAAAGTAAGAATTACTGGTGGTAATGGTATTGATGCAAAAGCCATTGCTAAGATGAATGAAATGACTTGGGAAAGAGATTTCATATCAGATAAATTGGATGGTGTTAGATTATCTGAGAATATTATCATCTTCAAGAACCCTCATTTATTTGATAATGGAGAACATGTAATTTATGCTCCAGAAAATCAAAGAGGTATAGTAGGATTATCAACTAATGCAAAATATTTTGCAAGAACTATAGATGCTTATGCAATATCTCTCCATTCATCTAAGATAGATGCTATTGATAATGTTAATACAATTTCTATATCTGATTTTGGAGTAGGTATTCAAAAATTTAAAACCGCAAATAAGAAAAAATATATAGGTTCTATTGAAATTCAAAATCCTGGTGTTGGATATTGTAATAATAAAACTCTTGTTAAATCTAGTGGAATTACTACTAGTTCCAGTATACTTACTATTCCTAATCACGGATACTCTACAGGAGAAAAAGTTGTTTATCAGCCAACAGGAGTTCCTATAGGTGGTCTTTCTTCAGGAACTTATTATGTTAAAACATTAACAGAATCCACAATTAAATTATCTGAAGTTGGTGTAGGAAATACTCTATCTACATTTTATTTGGATAATGAACAGTATGTTGGATTTAATTCCACAGGATCTGGAGAACATATATTTAATTATCCTCCTATAGAAGTTTCTATAGATGGAACCATAGGTGTTACAACTTATGCTGGTCAAGATCTTAAAGCTGTTGTTCAACCAATTGTTCGTGGAAGTATATCGAAGGTTTTTGTTAAAGATGGTGGAGTTGGTTATGGATCTTCTGATATAATCAATTATAATAGACAACCAGTATTTCAAACTGTTACTGGAAAGGATGCACAGTTAGATGTAGTTACTAGTGGTGGAAGAATTGTTAAAGTTGTTGTTTTAAATCCAGGTTCTCAATATAATTCACCTCCAACATTAAACATTTCTGGAATTGGTACAGGTGCAGTATTAGTTCCTATAATGTCTAATGGAACGATTAGTGACGTTGGAGTTGTTTCTCCTGGATTAGGGTATGAACAAGGAAAGTCTGTAGTTAATGTAACACCATCAGGTAAAGATTCGAAATTTAGGAGTAACCCATTATCTTGGAATATTAACAATGTTGAACGATTAATACAAACTAAAAAAATTGAAAAAGATGATGGTGTTTTTATTAATGGATTAAATTCGGAATATGGTATTCAATATACACATGCATTTGCTCCAAGAGATCTTAGGCAAACAGTCTATGGAGTAAAACAAGTAGACGGTAAAGATGTTTTTGTTAATGATCTTTCTCTTAATAATGGAGTAGAAGTAACTGCTACTAATCATTCCCCAATAATAGGATGGTCGTATGATGGATATCCGATATATGGTCCATATGGATATGCAACTCCAGAAGGGGGATTTGCTAGAATATTAAGATCTAGTTATAAAGATCCTAATGATAATATAGAACATAGACCAAATGCATCTATTTACCCTGCAGGATTTTTTACTCAAGATTATGAATATACTCGTGGTCTTGGTGATTTAGATGAACATAATGGTAGATTTGGAGTAACTCCAGAATATCCAAATGGAACTTATGCATATTTTACAACTATTAATCCTAACACAATAGAATCAGTTCCACCATTTAAGTATTTTAGAAAGCCAGTATTCCCTTATATTGTAGGAAGTACATATTATGGAACTCCAAATGGATTTAATTTTGCCCCACAATCTAATCAAGAAGATATTAATTTTAATGACTTAAATGATGCAATTAAACCTTTAAGAGTTACTACTCCATATAATTTAATTTCTAAAAATACTTCTTATGATTTTATTGTAGAATCCGATAAAATTCAACCACAACTTACAAAAGTAAATGCTATTAGTAAGGGTAAAATAGAAAGTGTTGGAATTATTACAGGTGGTCATAGTTATAAGTATGGCGATAAAGTTGTATTTAATGAATCTGGCACGGAGGGAACAGGAGCAACAGCAGCAGTTGATGCTATATTAGGAAAAGAAGTACATACTGTAAGTGTAGCTAATAGTTCTTTTTCAAGTGTCGAATTTGTTTCATATGATGTAACTGGTGGAGTAATTGGATATACAACTATACCTCATGGGTATAAACATAAAGATATAATAGAAATTGTTGGATTAAGTACTTCAAGTCAAACAAATGGAATATTATATTCTATAGGAATTCAAACTAATTTCTTTACCTTAACATCAGCAGTAGGAAGTACAGTTGCAACGGGTATTGTTACTTATTTTGATGTTGAAGGGCAACTTGCACTTCCATTTATTAGAGAAAATGATGTTTTAGGTATAGGAACTGAAAGGGTAAAGGTTTTGGGTGTGGATCAAGAATTATCTAGAATTAAGGTTTTAAGAAGTTATGATTCTACTGTTGGAAATGCTCATACTGCTTTTTCATCTTTAAAACAAAAACCAAGAAATTTTGTCTTTAAGAAAAGAGATAGAAATGTATTAAATTCTAAATTAAATAAGAAAATTTATTTCAATCCAGTAGATTCTCTATCTGTAGTTTCTTCAAGTGGAGTTGGTATTGGTAGTACTTTAGTATTCTCTAATCCAGGATCTGGTAGAACTAGTGTATGGATTCCTTCAAGAAGTGTTTATTTTAGAAATCATAATTTAAGTACAGGGGATTCTTTAACATATAATACTAATTCAGGTACTGCTATTCAGGTTAGAATTACTCCTTCTTCTAGTCCAATTTCACTGACAAATAATCAAATTTTATATACTGCTCGAATAACAAAAGATATTATCGGATTATCAACCGTTCAAGTTGGTAGAGATCAAAATGGATCTTGGGTTGGAGTTTCATCTGAGTTTAGAAGTTCTGGTCTTTTATACTTTGCTGGAATTGGTACAGGAATGTATCATAGTTTTGAGACAAATTATAGTAAATCTGTTAAAGGTGAAGTTAATAGATTACAAACAACTGTTTCTACAGCTTCTACTCATGGAATGAAACTTGATGATGGTATTGCTTTTGTATCACGTTCAGGTATCACTACTACTATTAGTGTATCATATAATGATTATAATAGAAGACTTGTTATAAATGCTAGAAATTTTGTTGCAGGTGATGTTGATACAACTAATAATACTATTTCTATACAAGAACATAATTTAAAAACAGGTCAGAAAGTTATTCATACAGCATCTACTTCTTCTGGTGGACTGACTAATAATGGAATTTATTATGCGTATGTTCTTAATTCTAATAAAATTAAACTTGCCAATCATCGTCATGAAGTGTCATCTAATAATTTTAAATTTATTAATATTAGTAGTGCGTCATCTGGAACAATTTCTCCAGTCAATCCACCAATTACAATTCATAAAAATCAAATAATTTATTTTGATCTTTCTGATTCTTCACTATCCTTTTTAAGAAACTCTATTAATTATCCTGCATTTGAATTTAATTTATTTACAGATTATAGTTTAACTAATAAATTTGATTCAACAAAAATTACCGATACTTTTGAGGTTACTAAATCTGGTAGAATTGGTATTGATACTAATGCTAATTTGTCATTAAATCTTAATGATAGAATTCCATCTACATTATATTATGGGTTAAAACCAATAAATTTAGATATTAATAGTTCTGTTAAGATAGAATCAATAGTTGATAATGAAGTAGAAGATTATAGTACTTTAAATCTTCAAGATGATCCTTTAACAGGAACTTATAGACTTTCTGGAATTGGATCTACAACTTTCTCTTTCTCAATTGCAACTTCTCCTAAGAAAGTTGATTATACTTTTGCTGATGGGGAGTTTAGTTATGTTACAAGTTCACGTACTGCTTTAGGACCAATTGCTCATGTTTCTTTAGGTAATGGTGGTAAGAATTATACAAAATTGCCTGGTATTAGTTCAGTAACTTCTACTCGTGGTGATAAGTCATTATTAAGTCCTATCAGTTATAGTATTGGAAGAATAACAAAAACAACCATTGAGGATATTGGATTTGATTATTCTATCGATAATACTTTAAGACCTCAATTAAAAATTCCTCAACTTTTAAAATTAGAATCATTATTATCTCTTAATCATGTAGGAATTACTTCTGAAGGTGTAAATTACTTACAAGCACCTACTCTTTTCTTATTTGATGGAATCACTAAAAAAAGAATTATTGATGTTGATTTAAGTTATAACTTAGGGGATAAAGATGTCACTATCATAAAAAATACAACAAGTTTGAATAATGTGATACCTACTATTGTTCCTATTAATAATTCTAATGGAATATCAATTTCTAATATCTCATTTAATAATACAACAAAAGATGTTACTGTTTCTTTAGGTGCAACTTATAGTTCTATTGGTGATTTTCCAGTTACTCCTGGTGATAAGATATTAGTAGAGAATGTAAGTGTTGGTGTAGGAAGCACTGGTGTTGGTTATAATTCTAGTGATCATGGTTATTCATTATTTGAGGTTAAAACGACTCAACCTGATATTGGTGGTGATAGTCCAACTGTGACTTATAATATTGGATCTAAATTAAAAACAGGAGAAATTCCTGGTACATTTAATGTTATTAATCCAGTAGGAACTTTAGTACCAGAAAAGTATTTTCCAAAATTTGATATTTCTATAGTTGATATAAAATTCCTTAAAGGTGAGGAAGTTAATACTGCTAGTTGTAAAGGTCGGGTTGAAAGTTGGAATGCAACTAGTGATTGTTTAAAAGCTTTTTCAGATAAAGATTTTAGAGTTGGTGAAACTATTATTGGAAAATCTTCTGGTGCTCAAGGAATAATCAAGGAAGGAACATATTTTAATGGTTTCTTTGATATAAATTCAAGTTCATTAGTTAGAGAAGGATGGCAAACCTCAAAAGGATTTATTAATGATAATTTACAAAGATTATCAGATAATTTCTATTATCAAAATTTCTCTTACGCAGTTAAATCCCAAGTTCAATTATCTGAATGGGATAATGCTGTTTCCTCTTTAAACCACACTTCAGGATTTAAAAAGTTTAGTGATCTTGTTATAGAAAATGATACTTTATCAATTCAATCAGTTGCAAGTGGTATTTCAACATCTCAAGATGAAGGATCCTTTAGTGGTATAGCTGATTACATTTCTGTAATGGATTTGAATTGTATTTCAGATTTTGATCTAGCATTAGAAAAAACAATCGATGTTGGAAATAATGAATCAAAAGTTCTTTCTGATAAAATTGTTCTACAACTAAAATCACTTCAAGATTATATCGAATCTATTGGCAACAGGGTATTAGAAATAGATGATATAAGTGGATTGTTTAATGATAAACCAAGGACTGATACATTCAATCCAGTAGATTCTTTCTTATTAGAACATGCAAGAGTTAGAAGATATGTAGTCTTTATTGCTGATAGAAGATATACTCAAGAAAGGCAGATAATGATAGTAACCATATTACATAATGATTCTGTTGGATATATTAATCAATATGCTTCAGTTAATACTGTTGGAGATTTAGGTCAATTTGATTTTGATGTTGCTGGTACTGAAGGTAGACTTCTTTTCTACCCTACAAAGTATCAATTCAATGATTATAATGTAAGTTCTATGGGTTATAATATTGAAGATGCTGTTACTGGAATAGGAACAAGAAATCTTGGAGGTTCTGTTCATATTTCTAGTAGTGCTCAAACGATGCCACTTGGATTTAGTACAACTACAAATGTAGTTGGTATTGCTTCTACCTATAGAGCAGCAAAGGTTATCGTTTCCTATGCTTCTAGTGATAAGTCTTATTATGAATGCGATGAAATTTCATATGTTCATGATGGAAGTCAAGTAGAATTAATGGATTATGGTCAATTATCTACAGACCTCTTATACACCCCTGTAGGGTCTCCAGGACTTGGAACTTACAATGCATATCTATCTGGGTCTAATGTCCTAATTGACTTCACTCCGACGGTTGCAACTGCCTCTACGATTACTGTAAATACGATTCATGTTGCTATTGGTGATTCTTCTTCTAGTGGAGTAGGAACTGCTCTTTTAAATACTGGAAGATTAGATTCTAGAATTACATCAATATCTGCTAGTGGATCACCTACAACAAATGTTGTAGCAAAATATCCAAAAGCTACATATAATTCTGCATACTATATCGTTGCTCTTGAAGATACTACTAATAATGAATATCAAATATCTGAAATAGCATTAGCAGATGATGGATCTACTCCTTATCTAACTGAATGGGGAGTAATCGATACTGGTTCTGGTATTGGAACATTCTATGCAAATATTGCTGCTGGTTATACTCAACTTACATTTACTCCTATAGCAAATGCTAATGTTGAAGTTAGAGTATTTCAGAATACAATGGGTAATGTTGATACGAGTATTAATGAGTTGAATAGAATTGATTTAGAAAATGCATCTATAGAAACTGGATATGGTGTATATGAAGGTACAGAATCTGATGTTAAACGTGCATTTGATCTTACTCATAATGAAACTCCAATTTTTAAAAGAGGATTTGTAGGAAGTGCTGCAACTATCGTTAATGTAGCAGCAAATACAATAAGAATTCCTGGTCATTTTTATGTTAGTGGAGAAGAATTAACTTATACACCAGCAGCATCAGGAACGACTGCAAATATAGGTATTGTAACTGCTACTATTCCAGGTGTTGGTTCTACAGATAAACTTCCAGAAACAGTGTATGCTGTTAAGGTAAATGATTCTACTATAAAATTAGCAGCAACTGCAGAGGATGCATTAAAAATAGTTCCAAGTCCTCTTACTCTTTCTGCTGTAGGTGTAGGAACTACTCATTCACTTACTGCAAAGAATCAAAATTCAAGAGTAATGGTAAGTATTGACAATGTAATACAATCACCATTAGTTTCTAGTGCAGTAACTTCCAGTCTAGATGCAGAAGCTCTTCAGGTGGATGATAAAATAGAACTGGTAGGAGTAACATCTTTCTTTGGAGGAGATTTAATTAAGATTAATGATGAGATAATGAGAGTAGATTCTGTAGGATTTGGAAGTACTAATGTATTCCTTGTAAAACGTCCTTGGATGGGTACAGGAATTGCTACACATGCTGCTGGATCTTTAATAACTAAAATTAATGGTGGGTACAATATTGTTGATAATACAATTAATTTCTATACTGCACCATATGGTTTAACTCCTTTTTCTAGTACATCCAATCCACCAGATAGTGTTGATTGGATAGGAGTGTCAACTTCATCAACATTTAACGGAAGATCGTTTATTAGATCTGGTACACCTGGAACAACACAAGAACCATACAGTAAAAATTATATTTTTGATGATATATCTTCAGAATTTACTGGGTTTACTACTACATTTACTTTAACTTCTAATAAATCTAATGTTAGTGGAATTTCTAGTAGTAATGCTATTATTCTTACTAATCAAATTTATCAAGGTCCAAAACGTTCTTCTGTCGTAAATGTAACTGGAAACTATGGATTAATAGAGCAATCTGGTATTACTAGTATTCAATATGCTGGAGCAGCTTCTTCTGTTGGATCAGATCCTAATACTGCAAGTGTTCCTGTTGGTGGAGTAATTATTTCTGTAGGATCTACTCATGGAACTGGATATCAACCATTAGTAGCTGCTGGTGCAACTGCAGTTGTTTCTGGTCTAGGAACTATTAGTTCTATTAGCATTGGTAATAGTGGATCAGGATATAGATCTGGTATTCAAACAGTTGTTAATGTTGGAGTTCAAACAGCAAGCACTGGAATTCCTGCTATTGAATTTATAGGAACTGCTGCTATAAGTAATGGTAATATTGTAAGTGTTGCAATTACAAATCCAGGTACTGGTTATACTACTTCTAATCCACCAGATGTTGTATTTGATAGTCCGCTTTCATATGCAAATGTTCCATTAGTTTATAGTTCAGGATCATCTGGTGTGGGAACTGAGGCAAAAGTGGATATAGTTGTTGGGCAAGGATCTAGTGTAATCGACTTTACTTTAACTAATACAGGTTATGGTTATGGTCAAGGTGATGTGTTGACGGTAGATATTGGAGGAATTTCTGGAATACCTACTTCAGGAACATTCAAACCATTCGAAATTAATATTCAAGAAACATATACAGATAGTTTCACTGGATGGACTGTTGGTGATTTCCAAGTATTTGATCCATTAGATGACTTATTTGACGGATCTAATACTTCATTTGCTTTGTCTGTTAATAACGTTCAAACTGCAATTAAGTCTAGAGAAGGGTCTGATATTAAAGTTGATATTGCTTTATTAGTATTCATTAATGATATCTTACAGGTTCCTAATCAAGGTTATATTTTTGATGGTGGTAGTTACATTACATTCACTGAGCCACCTAAAGTAGGAGATACTTCAAAAATAATTTTCTATAGAGGAACAGGTGCTATTGATACTAGAGAAGTAGATATATTAGAAACAATTAAAGTTGGGGATCAAGTAAGATTGCAAGATGATAATCAATTCTATGATGAATTGAATAGAAGTGTTACTAAAATAAATTCTACTGACACTATAACAACTAATATTTACCCTGGTCCTGGTATTAGTACCAATGAATCATATAGCAGACCATTATATTGGTGTAAACAAACTGAAGATAGATTTATTAATAATAATAGTGTTCCTAAGACAAGAACAGAATTGGAAACTTTAGTTTATCCCAACACTAATTTAATACAACCAGTAGGTCTAGGTTCTACAGTAATATTTGTCGAAAATGTAAAAACTGTCTTTGATAGTTCTAAAGAAAATTATGATGCTCAAAATAAAGTAAGAATAGCGTCTCAGGATACTATTGTAGGAGCAATTGGTACTGCTATTGTTTCATCTGCTGGTACTATTACCTCCATCAGTCTTTCTAATATAGGACTTGGTTACACTGTTGCTCCTGATGTTATTATCGGTACTTATAATTTGTTTGATACTCAAGTTGTTGGATTACAAACTTCTGATGTTCTGACAAGAGATTATGGTTGGAGGATTGTAGAACCTGGAGATGGTACAGGAAAATATGGAGGATTTGCTTTTGGTACAAGTTATCTTAGAGGAGATAGCAATTCAAGTGATAGAAAGGCTACTTTAACACCAGTTGATGCTACAGGTGCTAGAACAATAAGTATCCGTGCTTGGAGGGGTGATAATACTAAT